GAGTGCCTTCGGTGGGCTTAACGAGAAGGCGTTCGATGATCCAGAGGATGGTAGGCATAGTCGTTTAGATTAGGCGGCTGCGATTGTGGTGATGGTGCCAGAGCTTCCACGGAACTTCAGCGCACCGGACTCGACGTAGAGTTGTCCCATGCCAGCAGGAGAAGTGCTTGGAGCAGTAGCGTTTGCAAGACCGAGAACATTAGCGGCAGAAGTTCCGAATGTGCTAACCCCCACGCCGACGTTGCCGGAGGAGTCGATCCGCATACGCGAAGTCAACGTTCCACCGGAAGTCGTTGTCAGAAAATCAAGATAGCCAGCAACGTTTCCGCTCGTTCCGTTTTCCTTACGGCCAGCAATGCCACCGAAAGGATAAGATGAAGACCCGCTAAAAACACCACCAAGCGTCAACTGCGCTCCAAGATCAACCGCTTGGGAATCTGTGGTGTAAATAAAGGCATTGCCAGTCGTATCTGCCAAACGGTTGGTTGCAGCAACCGTAAGTCTAGTGTTTGAAGCCGGACTTCCCCCCACGCCCAGCCCCGTGGAGTTCAGGGTCATTCGGGTGCCGCCTGCGCCGTCGTACCAAGTGAAGATACCCAGCGGCTGGATCCGATACTGTTCAATGTCGTTGCAACCAAAGCGCAGGTTGTGATTGCTGACAGCGAAAATCCCTCGACCGTTATTATCGACAAAATCATACGAACTGACGCTCGCATCGCTCGACTTCATGCGGATCATTCCGCCCGTATTCACTCCGGTTCCAACAATTTCCAGAGTCTTGTATCCTGCCGTATTGGTCGGAGTCGCAGTGTTGATACCGACATTGCCTCCGGTAACCTTCAGAATACTGGAAGCCACCGTCAGATCGCCGCTGATGGTGGCGGAGGCGAGGGTGGCGGTGCCGGATGCCCCGAGGATGTTATTAACGCTAATCCTCTTTGTGGTTCCAGATGCCGCCATCGAGTTATCGCTGACATCAACGATAGGGATAGCGTCGTTAATCGGGTCAGCGGCGGTTAATACCCCTAGTGCTGTAATCTTTACGTCTGCCATATCAGTTAACTGTTAGAATGAATTTGTCTGATGCTTCGGTTAAAAGGTTAATGGGAAGTGTACCGCCCTCAAGTGAGATCACATCGTAAGTTCCAAGAGATGCACATAAGTATGTTACTGGATCTCCGGGATTGAACTCCAAAACGATTGGTTCTTCGGTTTGATCTGTAACAAGGACTCGGCGCAAAACAGGCGGATCGATTGGGGTGACTGATCCGCCACCTCCATTCGATACCAGTCTTGTTCCAAGAGCCAGCGTCACAGGCTTAAGAGTTGATCACTCCGTTGAACGCTATCACCTGACCACCAGTAAGCTGGAAGCTCTGGATCGGTCCAGGAAGCGTGATGCCAGCAGGGATAGTCACTGATGGCCAAGTGCCAGTGATGTTGTTACCAGTGATCGAAGTAAAGGTGGTAGGGGCGATGGTGGTGATGGCCACAAACGGGCCAGTGGTCAATGTCGTGGCCGTCACGAGAGCGAAGCCCGCGACCCCCATCGAATACTCAGTTGCGAGATTTGCATCAATACTCATATATCCCAGATCTTCCGAATTTGATTCTTTGTGAAAGTGCTTTCAAAGCGGGAACCCTGACGGTCTTCCATCCGGCTGAACCCCTGCTTCACCTTGTCCTTGAGTTCGGCTTCGCGGGCAAAGCCGGTGACCCCGAAGCGGGCCACCGGTTGCCTGTTCCACCGCTTCCCATCAAGGACAACAGAGTCAGTACCCATCGGAGCGATATGCTCGATGGACTGACCATTGTTCTCGAAGGTATAGATCGGCATGTTAGGACTCCATCTCGCTGTCGTACTCCTCAACCATATTACGCATACCCTTTTCGTCCATAGGCTCCTTGGAAGCCATGGCCTTCTCGCTCTTGTTTTCGTACTCAGCGGGCATACCGTTCACGCTCCGAATCTCGACATAAGCTTCGCCGTTATCGAGCTTCTTGAGAACACCGCGAACATCGTCGAGAACCACTTCATCACCCACCTCAGGCATGGCCTGTTGGCCATCTTCCATGTCAGTGGAAAGAGCCTCGACCGGAATAGAAATCATGGGCGCATTGTTGTCAGCCTCTTCACATCCGCAAGCGGAATGAGAAGGGGCACCACCGATTGCTCGATGATGCCCCTTTGGGCTGACGGCAATCACCATGATGGTGGCCGTCTTGGGTCGCATATTACAGCGTGGAAGAGGTCTTAGTACGATGGACCAAGTACCAGGTCGGGTTACCAGTAGAACCCGTGTTACCAGCAGCCAGACGGAGCGTAGCGAAGTACAGCTTCACACCAACGGTGATGAGCTGGTTCAACGGATCGCTCTTGTCGGGGGTGTCAGTGATAACGATCTTCGGAGACAACGGATCATCACCGGTCAGAGCAGGGATACCGAACGACTCGTTACCAAAGAAGAACGAGGCGATGATGTCCTTGCTGACAGCGAGACCGCCACCAGCGGAGGTAGCCTGATAAACGAACTCATCGGCAGCGGTGCCGGAACCGGTGCTGACAAACGAGTTGGTCTGGGTGACCACGCGGCAACCGTAAATGGAACCAACCTCGCCCTTGTAGAACGGCGTACCCTTGTTGCCGTAGTTGGAGGCGTTCAACCAATCGGCATCGCGCATCAGGTCGCGAGCAACGCGAGGATCGGTCGCGAGGACGTAGCCACCGTTGATCATCGGAGCGCGGTTACGCTTCAGGCGGGTCATGGAATCGAGGACAGCC